CCCGACATCTTCTAATTATATAAGATTTTTAAGAGAAATTTCCTAACGGAAATTATCCCTGCCGGGGGCCTCCTGACGGAGTGTCCCCTGCGGGGCAAGTCCTATATAAGTATATTGTTGTTTATTAGTATTTGGCACTCCGTGCCGAAATCTACTATGAGGGTAATTTGCCCTCATTTTATATTCGTATTCATAGGAGGTATTATCATGAATACAGTTTCTACTTTAGCATTAAATTTGGCTCTTAATAATCGTAGTATTTACGGTGTAACAATTCGAAGCTCCATGACATACGGCGGGGACGAAGGTTTGTTCGAACTAGCTATGCTTAGAGATGATAAGTGTTGTTACGACACACCTATCACTGACGATGTACGTGGCTGGTTAGAAGTTGAAGATGTATTGGACATTCTAAAAGATGTTCAACGCATTTATGGAGGTATATAATGAAGTTTATTTTCTTCGGGGAGATATTCCCCGACCAAATTATCGATATTCCAGATAGCAATAAAGCATTGGAATACATCGAAGCAAAATATTACCGCGACGATATCGTTTCTGTAAATATGTGTAATTTTGACGGCCAGCCTGTCATTAAAATTAAAGCTTGGGCAGATATTTCTGGCGACGACGACGAAGACTGTGTGTCTTATGAACGTCGGCCGATGTATTTATGCACAGAGCATTCTTATTGTAAATTATCTCCAGAGACTATTAAATTATTAACTGGAGAATAGCCCCCGCCGGGACTAAACCTTCTCCGGGATACTATGTCGACATTTACGGCATAGTACTCCTGTTGAAGTTCTTTGGCACTCCGTGCCGAAATTATTCACGAGGCAATCTGTCCTCATATTCTGTTATTCTACGTAGGAGGAGAAAAATCATGTTCGTAGAAGCTATTTATAATTACACTTTAGTATCTCCAGTAGGAGAATTTATTTCTGTTCAATCCACAGATGGCATCTTTGGCGTTCTAAAAGAGCATCAAGGTTTCCAATTTATTAGTCGTACAATACTAGGATATCGTTCCTGTGGTATGGCTGATTAATTTGGAGGTGCGTGTTCTGTGTTAAACGAAGTTGTAGCTGGCCTTAACAAGGCTAGAGAAGATTGTGCCAGCGTCTATAAGATGCTGGCATTTCAGCTAGGCTTTGTGTCTAGCTTTGTTGTTACGTTATTGATTTTGATTAACTATTAATGGAGGTATATCATGTTACAACGTAATTTTATTCAATGGTTAAATGGGTTTTATGTGGAATACCCTGTAACATTCAGAGTGTTCTGGTTCTTAGTGGGCTGGACCGTAGGCAGTGCTGTCAAAATGGCAGTATTGCAACATCGCTTGAATAAGCGATAAGCTTTATAAGATTTTGCCCGAGGGTTAACTTCTGAAGTTCCCCCTCCGGGGCGAAATCTCCTGTGACCCTCTTCTTATTAGCTAGGGTCATATTTATTTTTATTATAAAGCTTTATATAAGCTACCGTAGGTGCTATGTACTCATAATACCTCCCTTTATAAAGATACACAACAACCTAATGTGCATCTACGGTAGTTGATATAAGGTTTTATAACCTTTACGGAAGGAGACGGCCCCTCCGGGGCGAAATCTTTCATGGGGCCTTCTGTGTGGAGGTCCCTTTCATACTTTTTCTCCTCTTCTTCCGCGGTGAAGACTGCGGGAGATATGAGCATTAGATAAGCATTGACCTATCTAATGTTGATATCTCTTGCAAGTGTGTGCAAGAGGAGATTTTATTTCATCCTGAGAAGCTCAGTCAGGGTACTTTTTATGAAAGGAGACATTATTATGTCTAACAAAAAACAATTCGCAAACGTTGTATCTTATTCTTTCGGCTCTAACCAAAATGGTTGGGCTAACATGAAATCTGCTGTCGTAGCGGGTGTCAACGGTGTTCGCGACACAAAACCTTGTCGCGTAGAAGTAGAAGGTAAATCCTATGTTGGCATGGGTGCCAATGCAGTAGCTCAAGAAGTTGAGTTATTTGCTGATAAATCTGTGAATTATAATCAATTTACAGGTGAAATCGTTACTTCTGATGCAGTAGCTATTCGTGCATACAGCATCATGAAACATCTCAAAGCTGGTCTTACACCTGCTAAGACTGCAGATGCTGTTATGAAAGATGCTGACGGTCCTGAAGACCGCGAACAATTCAAACGCTTGGCGTTGGCATTAAAAGATGCTCAACAACAAAATGTTCGCTTGCGTATCAGCCGTTTGTCTCAAGAACATTCCTATGCTCTTGAAGTGCCAGAAGGCGTAGAATTATCTGCTGGCGATGTTGTTAAATTTAACCGTGGCGTTGCAGAAAACGGTGTCAAATTAGCATTCGGAGTTCAAAGCTCTTATGCTTATGAAATCGTCGAAGTTAACGGCGAGCTTAAGGCTTTACGCCCTAAGAACACACCTAATGCAAAACATCGCATGGCGTGCATTAACAGCACATTAAATCTCATTCGTGAGATTAAGGCTGAAGAAGTGTCTGCAGAAGACCTTATCTAACATTGGGGGCATTAGCCCCCTTTATTTTTATTAATAAAGAGGAGGCCCACAATGGCAACTTTTAATCTTAAACACGCAAATCCTGAAGTTATCGCTTACATGAGCGAAAAAATTCAGGTAGAATATAATGGTTCCGTTGAAGAAATCGACGGTGGCATTAAAGTAGAAGTTAGTGATGAACATCTTAAAGATATCACTGACGCATTTAGTCGCGTTAAACGCAATACAATGGTTTCAGGCTGGACCAAAACAGCCACAAAATTCGTTGGCCGTCAAACCAATACTATTAAAGATGCGGGCATCGGTGCCGTAGGCCTAGGTGCTAAAGGTCTATTCGGAGGCTTGAAGAAGGTATCCGAATTGGCTATGGGTGCTACTAGTGTTATTATCAATGAAGGTAAAGAAGCATGGAAGGAAGCTAGCGTAAGCGATGAACTTCGTAGCTTGAAAAAATCCTTTGGCTCTACTGGTAATGATACTGAAGGCATCGAAATTATCAAAGATGAAGCTCCTGTAGTAGAAAATACTACTGGTGCAGAAGCTTAATAGTTTTACCGACGCTTGCTATTACCGTCATTAAATATTAATAGCATATAGCTCTAGTTGTCGAGAGCGAGTGGGACGACAACCTTATTCCGACCCTTAAAAGATGTTCTTGGTCGGGCTAATAAGATATGAACATCTAAGGTTTGTAAGCGGTCGATGTCTGACGCTTATAATCTCAAATGCAGACATCGGAATAGGGTTTAGTCTAGAGGGGCAGGGTTTGCTCTTCTAGGCTAAACCTTTATTTTTTCTTATTTTAGAAATATACATTTAGGTAATACTGTCGTTACAGCGTTAGCTAAATGTATATTTTTTTATAATTCGCGAAAAGCATACTGCCTGGGTACGTATGGCGTAATTTGGGTGTCAGCTTTAGCGAAAGTCCTTTTTTTTTGGACACTTTTGGCAGGGGCTAATTTTTTTAGTGACTGCTTTTTTTTATCGGAACGATTACGTTTCCGATCGCCAAGAATTGTTAAGGAGCGAGCGCCAGCGAGCGACTGTATATTATTTTATATAGTAAGCCCGAGAGCGAGCGAAGCGAGCGGAGGGCGTTTATTAAGTTCTCTGCTATCTCTCTTCTAAGAGAGTAGTTTTGTATTTATTATTTATATTGTAAGGCGAGCGAAGCGAGCCGTATATGTTCTTTGTTTACTTTCTTCTTAAGAAAGTAATTATGTTTATTATTTATTATTAGTAGTTCTCTGCTATCTCTCTTCTAAAGAGAGTAGTTATGTTATTAGTATTTTATATGTATAGAGTTCTTTGTTTACTTTCTTTTAAAGAAAGTAGTTATTTATATATATATGTATCATAATAGTATTAACGCAGCGAGCGAAGCGAGCGGAGTAATGAACGTAGTAAATGTAGTATATAGTTATTCCCGAAGAACGAGGAGCATTAGCGACGAGTGAGTTGTAGTGTCCTAGCGTAAGCGACGATCATAAGAGTATATGTTGTATATTATATATAGGGCGAGCGAGGGGAGCGTTAGCGACCGGAGCGAGCGGAGTATGTATATAATATTTGTCAGCGAGCGGTAGCGACCGAAGTATATATAATCTTATAGGAGCTAGATAGGCAATAAGGATTGAAGAGTATTTAGTATATCGTGTTATAGTATATTATATTATACTATAGTAGTATATAGTAAATACGTGAGATCCTTATTTACAGTAAAAAGGAAAATTCGGCTTGGAAAATTTGGAAGCTGAAGGCTGGAGAATTTTAAGAATTTTCCGCCCGGGAGTATCTGTATCATATATATATTAGGAACGAACGAAGTGAGTGACTTGGAATATATTATATTAATAATATAGTATATTTTCTGCCGTCGGTATTTTGTTAAAAGAAAGATATGTTTTTAGTTAATGTTTTTCTATATATAATATATATAGCTTGTTAAAAACTTTCTGGGTGGGATATTATAAATGTTATTAGTATTTAATAGTAATAATGTTTATAATGATTTAAATCTATATTAGATATAATTTTAATGAGAGCTATTAATGTGAAGAATAGTGAGCGCAGCGAATCTATTCAGCTATTAAAATTCTTAGTCGACACGATAGTATAGTATGGTAGAGATCGTGTCGATAGGTTACGAACGTCAGTGAGTTATATGTAGAATTCGTTTAAAAAATAGTATTATCGATGTAGCTTGCGAAGAGAAATAGTATTCTTTAGAATTCGTAACAATATATCTAATGCGTTTGTGTGTCTATCAGTATATATCAAGAAAATATATACCGATGTGTGCAAGTGGAGTTTACGGAATGTGGCACGCAATCAATTTTTATATATTGTAACGAAGCCGTTTACGGTTCGTATTAGTATTATATATATTATATAATATTTAATACGAATTATACCAAAGTATTAGAAGTTAGTAAGCGTCTAATAAGTAGGTGGTTTTTGTTTGGGATCCGCCGTTATCTTAGTATTTCATTTACTAGCTAAGGTATTTAAAAGTCCCTTGCGTTTATTTTAGTCGAGTTATTTTATATATAGTATTATATATAATAATAACGAAGAGCCATTACTGTTAAGAATGGATATTAGACGAAATTGGTTGCCACCAATAATAGTTTATATATTCTCTCAGAGAATATATAACGTCAATGGTTCGTCGTGTACGATCCTTTTCGAGTTTCGCAGAAAATTACGTAAGTAAGAGTTTGTAGTATTTTTAAAATGGGACAACATTTTGTTAGTATTCTTTATATATATTATATATAAACAAAAAGACCCCGAGTTTTTATCTCGAGGTCATCATATGTTTCAGTAGAAGCGGTGCGTAGCGTAGCGAAGCATACTAGCAGAACGCAGTGGAGCGGTGAAACTTCGTTTCACCGGTATATTACTCTAGTTTGATAGTGAGTTGTTAATAATTTAAAAAAATATTTCAGAAAATAAAAAAGACCCCGAAGGGCCATTTTTTATATAAATATTTTTTTAATGTTCAAGACAGTCATCGCTATTAAGTAATCAAAAGCGGTGAACTGCGTTCACCGGTATATTACGCATCTTCGATGCCAAGTTATTTAAAAATAAAAAAAATATTTTTTATTTAATTCTATTATATATATAGCAAGCAATAAAAAAACAGCCTCAGATTTTTATATCCAAGACTGTTTTGTGTGTGTAAATTTCAGGAGCGGTGAACTGCGTTCACCGGTATATTACTCATATTAGGTATAGAGTTAATCAATTTTGTAAAAATAATTAAATATACAGAATTAATGCATAAAGTAAGACAGGAGTATTTTTAAGTAAAAAAAATAGAAAAAATTAAAGTCAGATAATATCTGGCTTTTTTTAATTTTAGTGTCTGGTTTAGTAAGCGTTCTTCGACCATAGCTTACTCCGAAAATCTTAAATGAAACGTCGTAAGCGTACTAGTGACGCGGGTTTTTAATAATTTTAGATAAATAAAATTATTTAGGGTTAGGAACGATCGATATAAAAATTGCTCCCTTAACAGTTCTTATTAATTTATCTCTTATATATACTATATATATAATAATAAAGGATTATTTTTTTTAAATAGTCCGCCGTCTCCTCACGAGCGCCAACACCAGTTATTTATTCCTATATATAGGTAAAGTTATAGCTTTATTGCTGCTATATATACGGCTCTTGAACTATAGGTGATACTGACTATACAGTATGCTCCCTTGGGGGGTGGGGGGGAGTCCGCAACACTTCAAAAAGCCGTGTTTTGTAATATTTTTAGTATATTTCTATAATTTTAAAGCTTCAGATCATAAGGTAGAAACATTCTCAAGTTTGTTATTTTTAAGTAAAAACTAGTAAAAATTGTTTATGGCTATTAAAACGATTAAGAGTTGGTAACATTTGTGAATGCCGTATTTTCTATTAAAAACAGTATATTTTTATATTTGATGTATTTAGTCAGATATATTTAGTCATATGCAGTATATTGCTATATATAACATTAATATATTATAGCAGTTATATCAGTATTTAATAGCTATATTTAATTATTATATATAGTCTATTCATATATTATATATATATTAAGAGTAGTAGTATTATATATGTATTATGTTATTATATATAGTATTAAGATATATAATAAAGAGAAACTATTAAATGGAAAGAAGCGGGCGATTTTGTATATGTTATTTTATATATATTTGGTTAATCGCCGTATTTAGTATTGTATATGTATGATATATTTATCAGTATATGATTAATAGCCGTATATGATTTTGTATATGTATAAGACTAATGTCTTTTAGTGCGTGCTCCGCACCGAAATCTCCCGTAGTCCTTTTTTGTTATATAGGAATTAATAATGTAATTAATATTAAGGAATAGTATGAAAAGTTTATTTTTAGAGAAAATTATGGATACAGCTTGGCTTATTAAGCAATCGACTTCTGGGTATAAATTATATAGAAATATTAATGTGCTAGCCATGACTCTTCATGATATTATCGTATATGAAGACAACGACATGAAGATCGATGCTTTTATATATTATGATTATTTATTGTATTTAAGTGAATGAGCGAAACGAAATGAGCGTAGCGAATGAACGAAACATTAGTTAGGCATATAATTAAAGAAACTGTATTTAATTACAGTCGAACAAATTACGGGCAGTATCGTTTAGATATTAACGTTAATAAAAATTATATATTAGGTGATTATATTATATATAAAAATAGAAGAATTAAATTTAGTGCCCGCGTATATTATCATTATCGATGAAGATATTGAAAATCAAGTAGTTATTAATACGTACGAAGAATATGACTTGATGTATGCTCCGTTATTCTATAACGAATATAAACAATTATTATATCGCAATTATTTTATAGGAGAATAAAAATGAATGAATAATTATTTTTAAGATACCAAGATAATTTTACTAATCTTATTAGAGAAAGATATCTTCTCGACAATAAAACACATAACTTCGATGATTATGATATCGAAGATTTTAAAATCGAAGATTTAGATTTCTATTATGAAGATGGCCGTCCATGCAAAATCGTAAAATATGAATGGGACGGAGAAGGCAAATGGTCTTACATTAGTAACATTACAATTCATTTTGCTGACGGCGAAGTAATGGAGCACGTAAGTGGCTATTATCTTTTCTTAACAGAAGAATCTTTAGAAAAATACGGTTGGTATTTTAAAGAAGATGATTATTGATATGATTGATAATGAAAAATTTTGGGAAATCATGTTCGAAGAATTGGACAAAACTTCGCAAAAAGATTGGAAGCAATTCGTTAAAGAACATGATATGGGAGGAAGAAAAATGAAACAATATTATAGTATAGAAAATTTCAAAGCAATTAATTATGGCGATGAGATTTTATCTATTCCAATAACATTAAATAAATGTGCTATAAATAATATACTTGTAATATTAGATAGATGGTCTATATCTTTTAACTGCATTGAATATATTGTATTTGATAGTAATGCTCAGGAACAATTAATATTATATATTTCTTATGAAAAGAAAAATAAAAAACATAATGAAATTATTAAAGTTAAAATCGAAGACTTTAATGATTTACGAAGCGATTGGATTGATTTTATTGGAGACATGTTTATGATGGCTCTCGTAAGTAAAGAAGAAGAGGGCCCATATGGAGATTATCGTTAATCCTTGGTTAACTCGTTTAGTTTTAATTATTGTATTTATAATATGATTAATAGCTTTAATCTATATTATTATAAATTGGATCGATGTATTATATGATGAATGCGAGATTAAATAATGCTTAAACATTTATTCGATGCTTTATTTTATTCTGAAGAAGATAAAATATATAATAAAATGAAAAAAGAGATTATGAGCCTTCCTGCTCATAAATTTACTACAGAAAACGAATTAGTTCGTGTAAAAGATAAAAATGGTTTTATTACATTTTATGCTATACTAATAAAAGATGAATATGTTTTTTATATGGAGAAAGATTTTTTAAATAAATTTGGCGAAAATAATTTATGGCCATTAATGAGTACATATAAATTTGGTAAATTAACCAAAGATGTGTCGGCTAAGAAATTATGGAAAACTAATTTAAAAGATGTTGATATTATTGAAAATAGATGTATATTAGCATCTCAGGAGTAAAATTATGTTTATTTGCGACGAAATTATTAATAAACTAGAAGAATTATCTTTAACGACTCAAGATATTGAGTTTATCTCGATAAAAGTTAAAGAGAACTCTAAACAATATGTTATTCTTACTTGGCAAGAATTTGAATCTCAATATCCACGATGATCTTAGTAAAGAAGTAAAAAATGTTATTCCTATTCGAAAAGAATATGGAGTATATGTTAAAGAAGATGATATTGCTGTAGCCGAATTAGAAATTTACTTTAAAGAAATTCATTATTTGTTAAAAGATTTAGATGATTTATAGGAAATAATATTATGGATCAAACTACAACTTATTTAGAATTTAAAACAGATTTGTTTGCTAATACATTTTTTGACGTGATTAAAAAATATCATGACTATGAAGTTTGTTGCGAAGGTAAATTATGGGTGCCGTTTAGCTATTTTACGTATAAAAACAATATCACGTTGAAGTATAGCAATCAACATAACGAAGAATTAACATTAGTCTTAGAAAAGAAAAATGAAAGAATAAATGCTACATCTATCGTTAAAAATAAATATGTCGAAGACGGTACCGATGCTTTTTATTTTGTCGACGCTTTCCAAGAAGTAATGTTCAACGCTTATTTTTTAAAGGAGTAGAAAATGGACGAAAGATTAATTTTAAAATATCAAAATAATTTTGCCCGCTTGATTCAAGATGAATATTGTCTTGGCGACAAAATGTATAACTTTGAAGATCATGAAGATTTAGACGATTTTGAATTTAAAGATTTTAATTATCACTATATCGATGGTCGTAATTGTAGAATCTTAGACTATGAATGGTATCTTGACCGTAAATGGTCTCATATCTATAAGATTAAAATTGAATTAGAAGACGGAGAAATCTTAGAAAATGTAAGTCCTAGTAAATTATATATCTCTTATGATTCTTATGAAGATTGTCGCAGTTATTTTATTCAAGACGGGTATTATTAAACGGAAAAAATTAAAATGAAATTTGAATATTCTAAAGAAAAATATATGTATAAAGATATTAAAGACGAACTTCCATTCGATGACGATAGTTATATATGGCGAAGCGATGAATATGGGATCTATGGCTTAAATTTTTATCCGGTCGAAGTACCAGGATCCGACGGTAAACTAGCTCAATGTTTTGGTAAGAATATAGCTTTAGAAACATATGCTTCATATGGCTCTATGTATTTAACAAAAAAATCTGCAATCGACTTCGAAATCGATAAAATTATTTTTAAAAACATTGCTAAACGAGAAGAACTTGATTTTATGTACGAATTAATGATGTTAAAACAAAAACATGAATATTAAACTCAAAAGTATTCTAAATAATATACAATATAATATGATCGAGGAATATTATTCTAATAGTATTATCAAAAGATATAATATAAAATATAATATAGTATTTAATAGAGGCGACGAAGATGATTTTTTATTCGTCGATAAAGATTACTATTATTACTATATATATCTATGTGTATTTAGGATATAAGAAGTATATATGAATCAAGAATTGTATCATGAAATAGAAAAGTATATACACCATATAGAATGGTATAGTGATTTCGATATATATTTAATACATTTAAATCTTAATATTGATATATATCGTTATGGAACTAATGTACTTTTATATAAATATTATTTGTATATAATGATTAAATTATAAAGGAGTATATATGGGTATAAAATTGATCTTAGAAGATATTCAAGATAATATGTCGTGCGGTTATTGTTATCCTAGAAAAATTATAAGACTATGATTGAAATAACAAATGAAAAATTATCTGACGCCGTTTTTAAATTTGATAATTATAAGTCTGATGATCTTATTCAATATTTAACGTGTGAAATTTTCGAAGAAGAATATCATACATATATGTATACTGATGGTTTATGTTATTACTATTATTATTTATCGTTAGGATTAATTTGTAATTTATAAAAGCGAACATATATCCGCTTTTAAGAATTTATGCATTTTAATAATAATAATGGAATTTTTTGTTAAAAAAAGTATTTTATGGTATAATAAAAGGTTACAATATACTAATAAGGAGAATAATATGACTGAAAAAGAAGCAATTATTATCGAAGAAATTTACTTAATAGAAAATTCATTAAAAGAAAAAACATTAAATTATTTTCTAGACAAATATTATAATGGTAAAGCCTTAGAAAAATTACAACCATTTCAACGAGAAAAAATTTTAAAATGGATGCAATCGCGTGTTGAGGACGAAGAAATGAATGATGATCGTATCAGCAGTTGGGCCTTAGAACATGGATACTTCTAAATTATTAGCAATTGTATTAAACAGAGTTTTTAATCTATATAATGTTAAAGAATATCGTAAATATTTTATCGAAAAAAATCTTCATATCGAAAATTTAACAAAAAGATATATAATACATTATAGCAACGAAAACAGATATAGTAGCAATATGTATTATCATTATTATATATATTTAAGTATAATGCCATATATATCAGAAGTTCCGGATTTATTGAAGGGTTAATATGTCAAATTATAATATGTTATTAAAAAATAAATTATTGCCAAATGGTCGTGTTATATCTGATTATCAGATTATGACAGGAAAAGGTCTAACAGATTTAGATCTAGCATATATTGATGAATACGGCATTCTAGAAATTGCTCCACGTAGTCAATGGTCTGTACCAATAGGATATTATATCGACAAAGACGGTAATGTTTTAAAACAAAATTATAGTAATTTCATATGGTAACTGATAAATTAATAGATCAAGTATTTATTCCGCTACAAATTAGAATAGAATTCGATATATTTTATGAAAATCTTAAACGTTTTATTATGGAAACAAATGCTAAAAAATTATATCGTATATATATTTTAGCTAATAAAAATCATAAATATGAAGATTATTATGAATACTATCTATATCTAATATTATGTTCTGAAATAGAAAGAATATATTAATGAATAGTAAATATTTAGACAAACTTATCGAATATATGACAATTCAAGTTCAAAAACGTTTTAATGTTAAAAATATTAACTATGGGTCATTACATAATTTAACGAATCCAGGAACTGTATTTGCATATAAAGTCTATCGAAATAAAGAAGGAGTGTCATATAGTGCCAATATATATTATTGGTATTACTTATGTTTAATAGTATTATGAGTAATAGTTTATTACAATATAAATTTATAGGATTTAATAGAGCTAAAATGAGAGGTAATTCTACCTATATATATTTAGATCCTACTATTAATATTCCAGGAATATATAATTTTTATATGAAAAATAACAAGTACTATAAGTTGCATTATATGTATTTATACTGGATTAATTTAAACTTGGTTGACAAATATGACTGATAAAATGACAAAAGAATTAAATAAATTTGTTGATTTCATATGTCAGAATAGACATAAAATTGAATATTTTAGTTTATATTTTGAATTGTCATCTGTTCCATCGTTTATGTTACATAGCCGAGGTAAGTATAAATATATATACTGGTATTACGTATATAAGTTAATGTTAATAACTAAGATATAATTATGATCAATAAAAAAGTAGAAAAAATTTTATATATTTTTACGGAAGATATGTGCTATCATGACGAAATAGAACCACGTAGTGAACCATATTTAATGTTATACAATACAGACGTTATATTTAATTCACCTGATTGTCCACATTCACATTATTATTACTATAGTTATTATATTTACGTGTTAATGGTTAAAGAAGCAGTGCTATATGAAATATAAAATACTATCATTAAAAATTTATGGAAAAATAAAATGATCGATCAACGAATAGTAAAAGAATATTTTAATAGTAATGACTATGTCGTCGTAGAGTATCATTTCGAAGGCGACAGGATTCGATACAACATTGAAAAACGTTCTGGCGACACATATCTCAACAAACTATATTGGGCTTATTATAATTTATTATCGTTAAGCCATATCAATCGTTGTCGTTATTCTATTAATAGTATAGCTAATCTTAGATATTTACAAGTACGATTAAAATATGATGACGATACAACCGATGCTAAAGAAGAACTTAAAGAAGAAATTGTCGGCGAAGATATTATTAATGTATTGCGTGAAGTACGTTGTGGTGAATTATGATTAGCAAACAAAAAAGAGCCGTGTCAATAACAAATCGAGGATCTCGTATATATGATCGTTTTGTAAAATACGATATTATATATAATCTAAAAATAATTACTAGATTATCAGCAAAGTGTGTATATAAAGATGAATATTATAAGTTTAGTGCTTGTATATATTATAGTTATTATGTAATTTTGCACTTGCTCGATGAAAAATATAAGAGGAGAGGATAATGGCTTATAATATTATTAAATATAGCAGAATTAACGACGACGTATATGTGTATATACAAAAAATGCCTGGTATTTTTAATCAGAACTTAAGTTTATATTTTGCATATATGTATAGTATATTTGATTTTAAGTTTCGATATAGTATCATTAGAGATATAGATGTTCAAGCATATGTTAATTTTAGATTATTAGATGAAACTGTTAATCCTAAAAATCTGGATATATTAAACATATTAAAAAGTAAAAATTATGAAATTTAAAATATTGTTAAGAAAGATGCTAGTCGATGAATATGCCCACGAATTATGTTATGATGCCTTTAATAGTAATTTTTTAAATTCTTTGCATATGACATATTGGTTATTTATTATGTATTCGAAAGCTAGTCTATATTTAATTAGCAGCGTTAAGCTGGAAGGTTTAGTATCGATACCTACCCCCCATTATATAGTCATGGAAGAAATCGAAAAACATAATTTATTAAATATTATAGAAAGGAATAAAGATGAATCTGTTAAGCGAAACAGAAGACAAGCTTAAAGAACTTGATCTTACGTTAGATGATATTTTATTTGTTGCGTGTACCGAATCTGAATACGGCAGCGATTATGTATTCATGAACAAAGATACGTTTATTAAAAACGCTGCATCTGTTATCTATGATAATGGATTCGGCGCACAAGGAATCAAAAATGATCTTACAGTTTATACAAGGGATTATATCATTTATCGATTTGAATATGACGGCGCAGAATGCTGGAAATATGTTCCGACAATTACTGGTTTAGACCAATTTTTACAAGACGAAAAGAACTGGAAAGAATTTAAATTTGAAGCCAAGGATTATTATAATCATGAAGAACAAATTCCGTTTTAAAATTAATAAATGGGTTAAACTTTCGATCCCGCCAGTATTAATTCCATATTATAAGTGGGCAGTATTTGAAAAGCAGAACAAAATTGGTAAAAAGAATTTTAGATTATACCACATTTATTTCTTTTTCTTAGAAAAATATTTATAATTATAATTAAGAGGAGAAATAATTGTGGATTTTTTTGTAGGAAAAATATGAGTGGTACGTATTTTATTACATCGTATGTAGTAAATAATCGAGGTAAGCTATCTCAATTTAAGACATATGAAATAAACAAAGTATTTTCTCGTGCATTTTATTTAGCCTATTATGGTTATATTAATTGCATTTGTAAAAGATATAATATTTGTATATATCCAGATAATGTAATAGGTCAACATTATGATCTAACATTCGAACAGATAGCTTCGATGTATGATGTTGTTCATTGTATTAAAAATAAAGAATATAGCAAAAAAATGAATTCTAAAAAACGTAAGTGGTTACAAATATTCTAGGAGATATATTATGGGGCATACATTAAAACACAACATCGAAGAAACTAGTCGCATTATTAATAGTATTATGACGATATTATCTGAGAATTTTTAGGAAAAGCAGGAATTACTATATGAAGTATAGCGATTATTATGATATTTGTAATTTTGCTCAAAAATTTTATGAAGATTATCCAATATTGTTGCCAACAAACAATATTGCTAATATGTGGCGAGCTCAGATAAAAAGGCATAATGTTATTAGCGATGAGTTTAATGATTTATTTTATTATGAGTATATAATGTATTTAATTGGGATTTGTTCAAAATGTTTCAAACACAAAAAGAATTAATTAATAATTTATACTATAAAGGTTACAATCCGAATGTAATACTTTGCAATTTAAAACAAGACCGCATTATCCGATTTTGTTTTCGAAACGATCAAATTGCAAGTCCTAAAAATGGTATATACGTAATTAATTTTACATTAGAAGATCGTCGTATACTTACCAAAAGAAAATATAGCATATTTAATTCTAGACAAATGGTTGTCAAATTCATTATTAATTGTAAAAATAAGAAAATTAATGAAATAGAATTTCGGTATCGAACGGCAAATAATTCTGGTTATATGAAAAATTTTTCAAGTATCGATAATATAAATTATTTATTAGATCAGAATATATTAGTATATCGTAACTATATTATCAGTTTTTTATTCACAAACTATGTTAAACCATCAATTGAAGAGTTTAGTAAAAGATTCGAGGTGTAATTATGTTTAAAAAATTTGTCGATGAATTGCGTTGGTATATCGAAACATTATTAAAGGAAATCTAATATGAAGTATAAATTAATATTCAATAAGTTGAAGTTAGAATATATATGCGACTGTAATGATTTAACAAAAACTATCGATACTATAATTATGAATCATCACGAAACTGTTAAGAATTGTCATATGCTTAATTATCAAATATATGGCAATGGTCGTGGTAGTAATATCGAAGTATATTTTAATGGGACGTTACTCGAAATTATCGAGGTATCGAAAGTATGATCAATTGGTTTAATTGGTTGTATTCAATTCAACATTATAGTCCGATGGTTCGTCAAAAATCAATTGTTAAAGATTATTCGGCAATCTATTCTTTATTAAAAATAGAAGATACACCATTATTGATTACATTCTTTAGAGACTCTAATAGCGTTGATTTACAAGTAATGTTTTTTACATATAATGTTCATAGAAAAATTCGTGATTATTCTATCACATTATCAGCTTTTCCAAAAAGCGATAAATTATATTTAGTATATGCTATCGATAATTATTTATTATATAATATATTTAATAAAGTTATGTGTGAGCATTTAATCTATTATATGTATTTAGAGACAGATAAAGCGCGACAATCAATTAACGAAGTACTAGAGGACTATAAAGATGAATGATTTAGGAAAAATATTGTCGACATATTTTATGTACGATAATGCTATGGAAAATAAAAATCCGGTTGATTTTGCTATAGATTTATATAACATAAAACAAGAATTAGAAGCTTTAGATGATGAACGTACGATTCGCGAATATTTAAAATTAGCAAAGCTATTAAGGGAACTAGGACAATTATGAATTGGAGTACATTTGTCGAAGATTATAATGAATTAACTGCTTTGTCATTCGATCATTTATATCATTTTGGTAAAGAAGATGAAGATTTAGAAATATTTTTATTTCAGCATCCATATAGAATAAATTGGATTAAATATTATTATACATACGATATAGATCATAATTACATTAATTTTCAGATCGATATAAAAACATCTGGGAAATATATTCGTTCTATTAATGTATATTTGTCAGAAGATGATAAATTAGAGTATCTATTAAGAGAAGATGATTTTTTTAATCGTAAAACATTATCTAATATAAATATTCATAAGACTATATTTTTATGGATATATTTTTTAATGCTTATAAATGGTTTTAATCATAAATTTGTGAGGTCATAATGAGTTTATTCGATAAATCAAATAGTATTGCTTCCATTCTGGAACGCCATAAAGCTATTAATATCTTAGACGATATTACTGATATGGAAGTATATAACCAGGATTTTAAAATTTATTTTTTAGTCGCTAAAACTATGTTATTATTAGACAATACATTACCAGAAGTATTATGTTTTAGTGTTGAAGATGGTGACGATGTTTTATATTTCGATCTATTCGTCGAAAAAGATGACGACGAAGATTATGATCCGGTATTTATTACGACTGAAACAGAAGATAATATTATGAACTATAATGATTCTTTAGAAGTATTATTCCCAGCTTTAATAGAATTAGCTTATTATAAACTAAAGGAACGAATGTTTAATTAATAAGTTAAGTTATGGCTGTTAATAATTTACCGCCATTTACTTCACGGTCGGGCTCCGCCCCGAAATCTCTTCACACGTTTTCTAATGTGGTTTAGTCAAATGAAAGGATAAGATTATGCAACAAGTAACATTTGAATCTAAAGAACAAGCTAAAGAATTTTTTATTACTTTGGGTGAAAATCTTAAAGCTAGCCAAAATAAGATTTTTGAATTTGGCGGTCAACAATGGAATTTTAATAGCACTCCAGAAGTGACACCTAAATTAATTAGCGCTGTATTAGTATCTGAAAATAATGTATTATATGTAACAGCTAATCTAAGTAACGATACAGTATATGCCGATATTGATTTAGAAGATAATATTTCTGGTTTTGGTTATAGCGAATTACAAAAATCCGTATTATTATCTAATTTAGTATATCGTATATTAGAAGATTATTAAGATGCTGAAATAACACTCGTGATTTTAATCATAAGATATATTTTAGCAAAATAGTAAGTCTATTGGGAAACTAGTAGATAGTGACGTTCTTACGCGTCCAACAAAGACACTGAATTGCTGGAAACTCCTAAAGCTCAGAATGCCTTGCTGATGACAGCAAAGGCTACGAAAGTAGAAACAAATTTCTGAGATGAGATAAGGTTAAATCCTAAGTCTTATTTATAATGGACAATCAGCAGCCAAGCTTACACATCGATGTAAGAAAGGTTCAACGACTAGGCCTCGTGAGGGCCGTACACTATAAGCGTTTGATAGTGGAAGTGGTGTCGCCTAAGTCGTATTTGTTACGATATGGATAAGATATAGTCTGTGCTTATACGAAAGTATAAGGTGCACGTAATGGTGCCGGTCAAAGAGTAGCGTCTTTGATTGAACGAAACCTTTAATTGATTTTAAAAATATGGTTCTAAAATGTCCTGTAAAAACTTTACTAAAAATTTGCTTTTCTAGTAAGCTTATGATATAATTACCTTGTAATATAATATTAGAAAGTGAGGTGATTATAATGTATCTAACGATAAAGCAACAAGTAAAACATTTAACTAAAGAAGAATATAATATTTTAAGAGAATTGTCTAGAATAGCTAAGAATTTAACTAATCAAGCAATATATAATGTTAGACAACATTATTTTCAAGAAAAACAATTTTTGAAATATGAGTCTAATTATCATGAGATGAAAAATTGTGAAAACTATAAATTATTGAATTCTAATATGGCTCAACAAACTCTTAAAGATGTTAATGAAATGTTTAAGTCATTTTTTAGCTTAATTAAATTGGCAAAACAAGGTAAATACAATTTTAAGCATATAAAATTGCCTAATTATTTACCTAAAAATGGATACGCTAATTTAATTATTGGCATGATTAACATTAAAGATGATAATATTTTAACAATTCCATATTCTTATACTTTTAAGAAAAAATATGAAATTAAAATTCAAATTAAAATTCCTAAAGTATTAGAAAATAAAAAAATAAAAGAAATACGAATTATTCCTAAATTTAATGCTAGGTTCTTCGAAATTCAATATACATATGAAATTCAAGAAGAAAATATAAATTTAAATACTAACAATGCACTAGCTATTGATCTAGGTGTTAATAATTTATGCACTTGTGTTACAAGTACAGGTAAATCTTTTATTGTAGATGGAAAAAAATTAAAATCTATCAATCAGTTCTTTAATAAACAAAATGCAAAATTACAATCTATAAAAGATAAGCAAAATATCAAAAGACAAACAAAACAACAATTCTTAATTTCTCGTAAGAGAAAAAATAGAATTAATAATTATATCAATAAAACATGTCGATATATTATTAATTATTGTTTGTCTCATGATATTGGAATTTTAGTTGTTGGTTACAATCAATCGTTTCAAAATAAAACTAACTTAGGCAAAAAAAATAATCAAATTTTTACACAATTGCCATTTGGTAAAATTCGTGAAAAATTAGAGTATTTATGTAAACGATATAATATTAATTATATTTTACAAGAAGAATCTTATACTTCTAAGGCTAGTTTCTTTGATAATGATGATTTACCTATTTATAATGCAGATAATCCACAAACATATGAGTTTAGCGGTAAACGTATTAAAAGAGGATTATATCAAACTAAAAATAATTATCTTTTTAATGCCGATTGTAATGGAGCATTAAATATTCTTCGTAAAAGTAAAGCTGTAGACTTAACTGTCTTATGCTGTAGGGGCGAACTGGACACGCCTAAAAGAATAAGGATCTCTTAGAAGATCAAACTTCTTAATAAAATAACTTTACGTTATTTTTAGAATCATATGACTTTAGTCATGTGAGGTTCAGACTAAATTTATGTTCTGTAAAAATGAAAAATAAAATTATTTTTAGCTTACTTAGCAAGATGTTTTTTAATGCAGCCTATTATCAATTAAGCGTGCCTAAACTATTAATAGGCAAACGATGTTTTAAAGTTGATTTTGATATTAATGATGGTTCGGGTATCATCATTAGAAATTATGATAATTATTCAAATCAACAAACTATATATTTTAATACTCAAATGATGCGCGTCAATTCGATGACTCAGTATTCAGAAAAAGAATCTGATATATGTCTTTCAAATTTTATGTATCGTACAGTAATTCTGAGAAAAGCCCGTTCTGATTTTGATACGTGCAAAATGTTTAATCAATTTAATTTATATGTACATTATATTATGTTTTCATTCAATTATATGTACTGGAGGTGATTATATGATTAAATTAGGATTCGGATCTGATAAGGAAACGCAAAACGTATATAATAGTTTAAAAAAATTTGCTGAAAAGGATATGTTTTCAGAATATTCTATTACAGACTTTGAAGAGAATAAGGCTCGTAATTCTTTTAGATTTACGATTGCGTACGATGAAGACTATATGTATTCATATATGGTTTGGTATGAAGCTGGCATCTTAAATATCGAACCAGAAAAAGAAGATTACGTAGCAGAGGATATAGCATTTGTTCTATATCCGATTGCCGAAATGTTATTATAGAAAGGATAGTACATATATTAGCTATATTGTTTGTAATTTTCATGATGATTTATTTAGCATTAGCCATTGGCGGTACATTAGCTGGCTGGGATAAGAAAGATAAATAATATGGATCAGTTTTATTTAGATAGTATATCGTTAATAGGCTTTATGATAATATGGTTTATGTTTGCAATAATTGTATATCTTTTACATACTGTATATAGAATATATAAAACAAAAAAAATATCAGATTCATTCGAATATGTATTTAAAATGCATGCAAGAATGTTTTGTAAATTCCATATAACGACTATGTTATTTTTTGTATTTTGTGCTGTTCTTAAAAGTATAGTAGAATAATATGACGTTACAAGATTTAATAGAAAATATAAAAAATTATACACCATTAAATAAAAATGACATCGATCTTTTTAAAAATGATTATTTTACAATTTGTATGTATACACAAACAAATGGTGAAAAATTAAGTTTTTATATATCGAATCGGCATGAATTAGAACTATGTTCATTAGTTATTAAAATAGAAAATAATAATGATATATTTAAATGGATCGATGAAAATAATTGGTTAAAATCATATGTAAATAAAATGCCTAACATGTGTACATATTTAGTATATTCATATATATTTAGTTGTATGATAAAAAATAAATGAAAGTAAAAATAGAAGATAAAACATTTATTAAACGATTCGAAGTGTTTCGAGAAGCTAATAATAATCGATTTACTATGAAGCGAAAAAAGTATCGAATCCGTCAATATTACACTGACGAAGGATCTAGATACGAAGTATTTAGTCGAGGTAAACAGTATTTCGGATCTTTTAGAATTACTGAAAGTAGTCAGTATATGCATTCTAACGATATTAGCGAAGAAAATATGCTGCTAATTATTAAAGGAATATCCGATACAATACGCTCGTATCATATTCCTTTAAAATATGATGGTTATTCTTGCGCATCGTATGTCGAAGAAGCTATGGACCAATTGCGTTTTAGTGATACTAATATTCATATCGGATATCATGATGTGCAATTTGAAGTTACTAGACTTAATAATGTTGTCGGATATATTAAAACCGAAGCTCGAACAAATGCTATCGATATATATAATATGCAGATGACGTTACAGTATCAGTATTATGATGATGGCATGCATATATTCTATCATAAGTCATTAGTAAAAGGTAAAGAACATGCTTTAAAAATATATTATAAATTTTTAATAGCTATGTGTAGTTTAATCGAATATCAATATATTAATTGTTTAACAAGTGTAGAAAAAATACCGTTTTGAGGTGACTATGGAAACATATATTAGAATTACTGACTGGATGCTCTGTCAACATTTTGAAATGTTGATTAATACATATAGAACATCTGGTAAATTTACTATTCCAGACTTGGATAATATAACGTGTGAAATCACATACAATAATGCATATCATAGACTAAACCTATTAATCGACGAAGACAATTATTTTATTAGTGCAATATACGATTCTAATGTAAAAACATTATATTGGAATGTCGAAAATAACATTTCATTCGAAGATTTTGAAAAAGTATTGCAAGAGGCTAAATATGTTCAACCTGTCGTTTGAAACTCTTGAGTTTTTAAAAATTATTCTAGATATTATTCTAGGATGCATACTAGGATTTTTAATACATGCTGCATTAATTAGATTTGTCGATAAAGTATTTGATGTATATAATAAAGACGGCGAAATTCATTTATTATTTATAATATTGCCGTCTTGTTTTATTGTATTATTATTGTGGGGTATCGTTACATGGATGAGATGAGGCTTCAATTAGAAGTACTATATAAAATCTTAATGCTAGATTTTCATAAATTCTATCGTCGAGAAAAAGGATCGTATAATCTAACTATTAAAAAAGTAGGCGATGCCGTTATGGTTACTGTCGACTGGAACGAAAATAAAGGCTTCGTAAAATTCCAGATTTACTGGGATTCCGAAGAGAAACATACAAGCTTTAGCTTTAATTTTGATACCGATAAAATCGACGCATTGTATATCGTAAAAGATTTATTACAAAAGGAGGAAAATTAATATGGGAATGGTAAATGAAATCACAAATAAGTTAATTGGCATTAAAGGCCGTATCGCTTTTGAACACAAAGGCTATATTATTTATATCGATAATTCTCGTAAAAAAGAAGTCGATAGCGGCGATATTCAAATCTTTAAGGATCGTAAACAAGTATATGACTTTTCTATTGCATATCCCTCTAAAGAATGTAAATCTAAAGGTATTTACAATAACACAAAAGATAAATTTATCAACAATATCGATTTAGAAAAATTACATGAAATTATCATGACAACAGACCTATGATTTTCTTAAAAGATAAATATCGAATTGTTTTAGATAAAAGAAACGTTGCGACAATTATCGCTACGCTATTAACAATAGCATTCTTTTTGTTTTGCGATATGAATTATGCTACTGATAATGGAAAACTAGCATTATATCAAACACCAGTATTAATTATTGTTGTAAGCATAATTACGATCGACATGTTACCTAATAAGGTTAATCCGTTTCATATCGATTGTCTAATGACAGCTAAAGTTGACGAAAAACAAACTGAAGCAGTATTTAATATCTTTAAAAATATAATAAATCTTGTTCTTTGTGAAATTTTACATTATCCTAATATTCTTGAGTTACGAATTAAAGATATTAATATCGGTCAATTAAAAAACGTAACATTAATGATCAGAGCTATTGGTTCTGCTGAATTCGGTAAAAGATCTGTCGACTTATTAATTTCAGTATATAATAATGATGTGGCTATTCCATTAGTATCGATTTCAATGATAATAACATCTGATATCCAAGATATATTAGATAGTATAACAGTAACGAAAAACTTAGATCAATGGAAAGATATTATTGTATTAGCTAAGACAGTAGAATATTATTTGATAAATCATCAATATAAAGGAGCTATTAAAAATGAAGAAAGAGGATTTTAAACAACTATGCTGGTTATTTCGATTATTTTTAATAGCTATTAATACTGAACATTATCAGTCAAATGATTTTAAAATTGGTGAATTTAAATATGCTGTTCGATTAACAGCTGTTGAACATATCCTTCATATTGAATTGTTAAAGAAAAATAATCCGGTCGTTGCTTCGATATCTGGTGTCGAATATTTACCTCAGGAATCATTAAGTTATAACTTTAGAACAAACGATATATTAAACGATTATTTTGAATTATTCTTTAACGGTAGTAAGATCATTGAAGAAAATCTTAATATACTGTATAATATAGCATATAATATATGTAATCCTGTAGAAATCATGAAAGGACTAGTTAATAACAATGGTCGGAAGAATAAAATTTACTGGTAAGCTAAGTGCTATTAATAGAATTAATAATGAGTTATTGTATACCAATATGTTCGCGGGCAATTGTATCGTCAAAGAAAAGATTCGTTGCGATAATATTTTAATGCTAACAATCGAAACTGATTACGATATTAATTCTACATATTTAGTTTCGTTAAGCGATAAATATCATATTAATATCGAATATAGTATTAGTGATCACAAAAATCACATTAAACATAATGGTATTGTCGTATTTGAAAATAATAAAGCCGAAATAATCGAAGAGAAAAAATTTAACTATGAATCAAAAGCTTAGTCGACGTGTCTTTGCAGCAGTAAAAGATAATGTCTTAATAACGTCTAAATGCCGATATTATGAATTTAATAAACTCAATATTTCGGCAGCTAAAACAAATATTAGACTTACGTCTAAAGATACTAAAGAATCTAAAATGTTTAATAGTATAAAAACATTAATAGCACTTGTTAATAAATACGATGAATTTAAACAAGCTGGTATGATCATATGGCTATTAGGATACTATAGTTTTATTTTAGATAAAGATTTGGACGTAAAAAAACATTTTAAATTATTTAAAGAAACTCAAATTTTGTACACTCAACAAGCTAATTTAAGTCCTAACGAAGCTCAAGTTCAACAAATCAGAGGATCGTTAGAACGAATAGCTAATAGATTAAATGAGCAAGTAAACTTTTGGACAGATGTATATCAAAATCTTAACGAAAGGAATGGTGGTCGGTGAGCACAAGTTTACGTAATTTATTCAAACGTCATCGCCACAGCTTTAATCCAGAAAGTCTGTTGCGTGATTTAAAAAACAATAAAGAAAAAAAGAATTTATTTGATAAGGTTAAAGAAATGGAGGAGGCTAGAAAATCAGAAGTGTTAGAGCCAGAGCGTAATAATTATCCACAATGTAAAGTCGATTTAGTAGCACAAGTACAGCAAGAAATCGAAGAAGAAAATATTCCGAATGAACCGGCGGACGATATTCAAGAAGTTTCTGTACACGCAGATTGTCCTACTATTGAAATCGACGAATGGACAACAGAAGATTTAGTACGCACTATTCAGAAAAGTAAAGAAGCCATTAAACATATTATGCAAAATTATGAGTTCTGGAATAGCATGGTGAAGGAATGCGATCAAGCATTAGGAGATCTACGACACTTTGCTGAATTTTACGACGACGCTACGCAAGAAGAAATTAATAAAGTATACGAACTAATGACTGAATATAGTCGTAAGCGTCGTGTATATAAAGATCGTGTCGAGATCTTTAAAGATGTTTTCGCTAGTAAAGCACGTATGGAAAATATTTATGCGCCGATTAATCAAATGTCGAATAAGTTCAACAAGATGAATATCGAGCGTCAGTATTCTCCACGTGTACTTAAGGACTTGTTCGAGCGTTAGTCACGTTCTACATTATCCTTCGGGGACTTCGTCCCCGTTTTCATTCGGGCTCCGCCCCGAAATCACTTCTGTGTCCTTTATAAGAAGCTATGTTTAACTAGCTTCTTTTTTTTATTATGAAAAAAAATTATACAAATATTATAAGAAGAATCCGTAAAGACCGCTTGCTTGAAAATTTTTATCATAATACTTGTAATAATACTAGAATAAGATTGTTTATGCGTGAATGGAAAATACATAAAATATTTGCAAATACATTTGTAATATCTAATTTTAACGTATATAACAATATGAATGATTATATTGATTTTGATTATAAAAAATTTCAAATTTATAGACATTCAAATTTTTTTGATACGAGAAAAAATATCACTGATGATAATTCTTATCAAGCAGAATTATTACTTTTATGGTTAATATATTTTTATTACGCGAGATACACATAGTAGTGCCTGTCAAAAGTAGCAATTCTGATTGAATAATCATCTTTTTAAAAAATAATTGCTTTCGTTTTTATATATTGAAATTAACCTTCTTTTATAGTATAATAATATATATATTTATTATTATTATGAAAGGAGGTGCGCCTCATGAATAAAGGTTTTAAAGTTAGAATTTATCCTAACCAGGAACAGCAAATTTTAATCAATAAGATGTTTGGTTGTGTTCGATATGTTTACAATTATATGCTAAAATTTAAACAAAAAGCTTATAATATATTTGAACTCAAACTAAGATATGTAAAAATATCTAGCATTCTTACTAAACTTAAACAACGAAAAATTTGGCTTTATGAAGCTGATGCTGTAGCTTTGCAACAATGTTTAAAAGATTTAGATGCTGCTTATATTAATTTTTTTAATGGTGCAGGATATCCTAATTTTAAATCTAAACGAGGTAAAAACTCCTATCGTACAGTTGGATATTTACAATTAGATCAAAATAACAAAAAGATTCGAATTCCTAAAGTTGGCTGGATTAAATTTAGAGATAAAACTAATTTTAGTGGTTTAACTAAAATTAATAATATTACTATTTCTAAAACTGCTAGCGGTAAATATTTTGCTAGTATTTCAGCTGAAGTCGATATCAAAGCTCTTGCGAAAACCAAGAAGAGCTGTGGTATTGATTTAGGATTAAAAGATTTTTGTATTTTGAATGATGGAACTAAGTTTGAAAATCCTAAATTTTTAGTCAATAACGAAAGGCGACTTAGAATATTGCAAAAATCTTTAAGTCGCAAAGTGTATGATTCTAAAAATTATGAAAAAGCCAAAATTAAGCTGGCTAAATTTCATGAGTATATTGCTAATTATCGTAAAGATTATTTGCACAAAATATCTATATTTTTAGTTAAAAATTATGATATCATTTGTGCTGAAACTTTACAAGTTAAAAATATGCTTAAAAATCATAAGTTAGCTAAAGCTATTAGTGATGTTAGCTGGTATGAATTTTGTCAACAATTGGAATATAAATGTTTATGGTATGATAAACAGTTTATTCATATTGATACATATTTTGCATCATCTCAAATATGTTCTAATTGTGGCTATAAAAATTCTAACATTAAAAATCTTGATGTACGTGAATGGACTTGTCCAGAATGTAGCAAACATCACAATCGAGATGTTAATGCTGCAACTAATATTTTAAATCAAGGATTAACTTTAATATAATTTCAATATATGAAACCGTGGGACTCACGGGGATAGCCTATCGTATCTTAGTGTAAGACATACAGTAAATTTTTGTTTACTATGCAACTATTGGATAGGAACCTTGATGACTTTAGTCATGAAAGGATGTCAGTATGCGAGGTATTAAAAAATGAAGTACTATCTTGAAGTCGAGAGTGATATTCATCACCCGACAGCAAAAGAAATTGCCGAGATTATCGGTATATATAATGTAAGTAATCAGCCTCACGCTATGTTCGTACGAGCCTATTTAGGACGTAGCACTTTACAGTACTTAGGGCGTAACGGTATGGTCCAAGTATTTAATAATTATTCAGCCATGCTGGCTCTAGCTAACGATATGTATGAATATTGTAAGCGTGAAGGTATTAACGAAGTATATTATAGTTTAGACGATGGACGTGGATATAATTTAAAATTATTTAAAGGCCGTATTCGTACAGCTATTAAAAGATTAGAAGATATGTGTAAGGGAGTAATGGAAAATGAAACAAAATAATCAAGCAGAAATTTGTCGTAAAATTGGGATCATTATTGGCAGTTTGTTAAATATTTGCGTAACGTTAGTCTTAGCATTGGTCAAAGCTGTATCTTCTGAAGCTAAAAATGTATCGAAAGGTTTCGACGAAGCAGAAGATGTTAAATCTGTCGAAGAAACTAAGCCTGTCGAAGAAGTTAAAGAAAACGACGAAGTCGATATCGATGCTGAAATCGAACGTCTTATGGCTTTAAAACAAGCTAAAAAAACTAATAAAGAAGACTAATTATGGGCTCGATATTACTTGCCGAAGAAGAAACAATTGTCCTTTCGACAATATATGATTATGTTGCACAGTATCCAATATTAAAATATGAAGGTATTTATCATTCTAATCCTAAATATATTAATATTAAAGTCGATAAAATTTATACATATCAAAACTCTATTATTGTCGATATAGAATATGTAACTATGAATAACAAAAACATAATATCCTACGAATTAAATCAAGATAATAATATTATTTATACAAGTTGTGATGTTGATTCTAATTTTATCAAGGATATTATGTTTTTATCAGGTATCGTAAATTTTAAATTTATCGAGACATATAAAAGTAAAATGATATCAGAATTTGCTTATTTAGTACGAGATTGCTATCGTTTTAGAATAAGCAGTGGTTATGATTTTTACTATAAATTTTTATATATATATGCTGGTATATTTAGTGATATAAATGATGGTCCGATGTTTGGCGATGATGTTATGTATTCGTCAGAAGAATCTGCTATTCGATTTTTAAAAAACGGATCAATATGTGTTGTAGAAAATAGTAATAATCATAAATACAATAAGAATATTGAATTCGTACCATTATATATAATAGAATATTTAATACAAGGATGTTATTTAGATGCAATACAAATTCAAAGCGATATCGAAGAATTACGACGCCAATCAGAAGAAAACATTAATAATTGGATATCTATCAGTTCGTGATAACGAATATTTAATTAATGATATTCCAGTCGATCCTAAAACAATTGGTCAGTTAACCGGAATTAAGGATAAACATTGTCATGAAATATTTGTCGGCGATATTATTCATTTTAAAGCAAATTATGGTGATTTTACATTAGAACTAGCTACAGCTACTGTCGGATTCGATGAATTAAATGGACGCCTTGCTGTTAAGATGAATGATAATATATTAGCATTATGCGATATGAATTATAGCAATGTTGAGTACGAAGTATTAGGAAATATATGGGAAGGAAAAATCAATGAACAAAAACTTTAAAGCTCGTTGCTTGAAAGATAGATCTTGGAAAACTGGTTTTTATTTGATTAAAAAAAAAGAACCATGTATTAAAGATATTAAAAACGTATGGCCAGTACACGAGCAAACGATTTGTCAAAGCACTGGCTATATAGATTGTAATAAAAAAGAAATCTTCTTGGATGATTTGATTAATTTTGAAGCGACAATTAATGGCGTCGACTTTAAATTAGACAATTTACAAGTATTATTCGATATTCCTAAAGGTAAATTGGTTTTATTTTCTGGCGACAAAACAATTGATTTTGTAAGTCCAGATTATGAAAATCCACATTACGAAGTTGTCGGAAATATTTGGAATGAGGTTGAATTCTCTAAGAAGAAGTAATATACTAGGTATATAAGCTTATTTTTTTTAGTAAGAAGGTATACCGAATGAATTACAAAAAACTCTTAGAAGACTGTGATTTTATTAAAGTTAAACAAACGGTCGAAATTCGTCCTCACGACGAAAACAAAGGCTTTTATGAGTACGTTAATCACGTATTTAAAAGCGTTAATAATGGTCATCGTTATGGTCCAGCTGTTAAGACTAATATCTTAACAGTATATAATCGTGGTAATTATATTGCTTGCGAAATGGGCGATCAACGTATCGATATTCGTCGAGATAAGATCATTATTTATGTACCAGGTTTAAAAGCTAGTAATGAAGAAACATATCGTCAATATGCTATTAATAATATTGGCGTATTGAATTATATTTACAATTGTAAAAAATACTAGCTTTTAAATAAATTAATCCTAACAGAGATGTTAGGCCTGCATAACAGGATGCAAATCATTGAGAAGATTTAGACATAGCTTTAACCTTGCAGGAAAGCTTACAGCGGAATGTTGTAAGCCATTGAGAGTGATCATCAGTAGCTAAGATGGTCGCTCTTTTTTTTATTTTAACGAAAGGAAAATTCCATGCGTAACAAAATTATAGTATTTACATTTTTACAATTACTAGCTTTATTTACAATTTCACATGCTTGCGCATGGGATAATCCTAATAAACCTACTGTAAATACAGGTGTATATGCGTTGAAAACAGTAATGATTAGCGCATATATGAATGGCTTTAATGATGGTAAAAATAATTTACCTAAAGATGAAAATTATACTAACGGTAATTATAAAGACTTTTTAAATTTTTATGATGAAGGCTATTACAAAGGCCGAGTATTTCATCATCAAAAAATGTAACCGATCATGTTTTTAACTAGTCGGTATAGGGCCTATGTTTGTCCCTTTAGAAGTTTTCTAAAATAATTTAGAATTTAAACTCTATAAAAGTACTATGATTATAATTCTAAAATTGTAGATTTGGGGTTTTAGAATTGTATTATTCGTTATAGTACTAAAATTCTTAAACACAGGAGACGACTTTTAGAGATGTTTTAGAATTACTTTGTTTATTACAGTACTAAAACTCATAACGCATTAATTCAATTCGAAAAATAGTCTTAGAATTGTCTTATTCGTTATAGTACTAAAACTAGCACAAGAACCGTCAGAGCATATGACAAGTTTTAGAATTATATTATTTAAAATAGTACTAAAATTCGAAGTCTGATTGCTGTACTAAAATATTACAGTACAGGAGAAAAAAATGAAAGAAAATAAAAATATAGTACATAGAACTAGAGTACATTATATTGTACCTAGTCAAGAACTAATAAATGAAGCTAAATTATCTAATAATTTATATAATCAAGCTTTATATATTTTAAGACAAGCTTTTATTAATAAAGAAAAAATTCCTTCAAAATTTGATTTATCAAAAATATTACTTCACAAAGAATATGAATGTGAAGAATATGATAATATTCATAAAATGGTAGCAGCCAATGCTCAAGCTATTTGTCATTTAGCTGCTCAAAATTTTAAATCATTTTTAATGGCATTAAAAGCTTTTAAAAAAAATAAATCTAGTTTTACTGGTGTTCCTAAAATTCCTGGTTATAACAAAAAAGATCAAGAATTTATGATTATGATTACGTATCAACAATGTACTATTAAAGATGGTATGATGCGTTTTCCAACAAAATTAAATTTAGATAAAATTTATGTGGGCGATCTTGATATTGCTCATGTAAGAATTTTCCCTGGCAAGAAAAAATATAAAGTCGAAGTCGTATATAAAGTCGAAGCATTACCTAAAAGAAAAAAAGGCAATATTGCTGGCATCGACTTAGGCTTAGATAATTTAGCAACAGTCGCTATTAATAAACGTGGTATTCGTCCATTGTTGATTAATGGTCGTCCACTTAAATCGATGAATTTACATTTCAATAATAAACGAAATAAAATTCAGTCTAAACTAAAAAAATGCAACGATCGATATATGTCGCATAAGCTTGAAACATTATATCGCAAACGCAATAATCGTTTTAATACATATATGCATAAAGCGTCTAAAAAAATTATCGATTATTGTTTAGAACATAATGTTAAACAAATTATTATCGGTCATAATAAGCTACAAAAACAAGAATCTAAGTTGAAGAACTTTGTTGCTATTCCGACATTTAGACTTATCGAACTCATTAAATATAAAGCAGAATATCAAGGTATCGAAGTTATTGAAACTGAAGAATCTTATACAAGTATTACGTCTTATTTAGATAAAGAAGAACCTATTAAAGATAATGCCGATCGTTTTAGACGTATTCATCGTGGTCTATTTGTATCTAGTAAAGGCAAACGAATTAATGCCGACGTTAATTCTGCTTATCAGATTATGAAAAAAGTTATCGGTGACAAAGTTATTAAACCTATCGGTAAAGGATCTGTATTTATTCCAAAAAAAGTTACGATGGTTTAATTATGTCTAATACTATTAAATGGTTAATGATTATTAGCCAAGCTGTTACTAATTTAATATTTGGATTTACGACGCCAGTCGTACATGTTTATTTTATGAGCTTAGTCGGTCCGAATATATATAGTTTGGCTAATTTTATCGAAGCAGGATTGGCTGCCGTCGTAAATAGCTCATTAAGCAATCAAAAATATCGTCATTATTTTAAACAATTTGCTTTATATTTTTTAGCTTTAGATAGTATACTATATATAATTATAATATTTTTAGGCATAGAATATATTAATATTCGATTTATCGGACTAGCAATTATTAATAGCCTATTAAATAATATTTGGTTTATTATGTTAAGCGATGTTTTAAATAAAAATATCTCTGGCGACGAATTAACTGATTTTAAAGTACTTCAACGAAGCTGGATGCTTTGGGGTAGTTTAATAGGATCTGGAATCGGTGTATGGATTAATAATTCTATATCGATAGAATTTGCTTTAATTCTACAAGCTATATCAACAGTATTAATTGCTATCTGCGATGGCTATTCATTTAAAAAATTAGAAAGGTCGGCTGATGAATGAGACTATTAATTTTAATTGTTTGCTTTATTTCGTTATTTAGTATATGCGATGCAAGAAGTATTACTAGCTATAATTGCACTTATGAAGAACAACAAGAAGCTTTAGCCCAATATCATAGTTTTGTAAGTGGCTTTGACGATGGCTTATATAATTATACTAATATTTATTATTCTGACGATAACTATAAAATAGGTTATCGGTTAGGAAGTGCTCATCGGAGGTGATTAAATGAGTTATGAAATTTTAGTTACTATTGGTGTTATTGCTGTTGCATTTTTTGCGACAGTATGTTTTGTCGTGCATCAAGTATTTGAAACACGACGTATGCGTATTCAATATGAAGGCGGATATAGCGAAGAAGAAATTAAAGAAATTTTACATGATGAAATCGACCCATTATTAAATATTAATAATAAGGCTAGTAAAAAATGAAATATTGTATAGAAGATAATTATAACGATTTATTAAATTTATTCTTTGAAATACAAAGAAAACAGGCTGCTGGTACAGTATATATTTTATTAGAAAATCAATTAAATATTATTAATACAGAATTAATTGCTTGCGGCGAAAATATTCAAATTAAATTTAAAGTATCACCAAATTCAAAAAAAAATGCTGAAAATTTTGAAGAATATAATTGTATATTATTAAAATCAGATTTTGGAAACGGCATTTTTAAGATTAATATTAAGAATGAAGACAATAGCGATGTCGAATTAGAAATTATTAAGTTGTTAACTAAAATCATGTATAATTATAATACTATTAATAGTACGAAAGGATTTTAATATGAAAATCGATCTTAACGACAATTTTAAATGGTTTTTAGAAAGTTTATTAAACGAAGGTTTCGATCAATTCTTTATTGATGATATGTACGGTGCTGTATTTACTAAAAATGGTAAAGTTAGACCTATTGATTGTGCTAATTTTATTACGAGCAACTTATATAGTGCTTGCCCTGATTTAGTAGAAAATACTGAATACAACATTAAAGATCTTATTGAAGGAAAACTTACTGATAATAATTTTAAATTTGGTGATAAGATTATCGTTACCATTAATAATACTGAATTAGACGGTGTATTTATTAGAAAAGAAGATCATTGTAGTGTCGTAATGATTAAAAATGCGAAATTACCAGTTCGTGTTACCAATAAAATTATTAAAAAAGTTGAATAATTAATAAATAAAGGTGAAAAAATGAAGGAATTTGATTTAGATAAACTTAAAGAAACTATCGATCCTAAAGATCCTAAGAAAGCTTTAAAATATTTAGGCGAAACGATTACTCGTGAGCAAATGTATTCATATATCGTTAATAAAATTATCGATCAAAAAGATAACGAATGTATATATATGCCGATGCCAACTATTTATAATCTATTTATGAGCTTCATTCAAGATATGTGTGATGAACCATATAAGTTATTAAGCGATATTATTCAGGAAAAACCAAATCTTGAAATTAAAAAACTTAAAGAGCTTGAAACTAAAGAAGTTGAAACTGTCGGCCCGGTTGCAAAATATTTGCTCAACAAATTTAATCTTGAAGATTATGATGACTTCAGAAAAAAATATATTGATACAGATTTTGAATATCGTTGGTATCCATTGTTCGTAAAATATATTTTAGAAAAGAATAATGGTACAGCTAAAAAGTTCGAATTATTAAGCCCGTTCTACGCTCCTAAAAATAGTACGAGCGATTACGACCTTTTTGCCCCTGAAGATTTCGAAGTTATCGACGATTATCAATTCGCCGACGAAAGGGACAAATAAAATTTATAATGCGTTTAGTTTATAATAATAGAGTCTATTACATGGTCTATCTAACAAATGCCGTATTAAAAGACGGTATTTATGTTAGTGAAGGCTTATGTGAAGACGGTAAATCTTATATCGTTAATTGGGAGGACAAAGATTTTGATATGGAGTATCCTAGTTCAATTTCTTTAGCATAAACTGAGTAATATATAATTGCCAGTACTGTTAAAATATACATAAGTGTGCTGGTTTTTTAGTATAACGAAAGGAAACAGCATGAGTGCATCCTTTGTAGTATCGATTATCCAGCTACTCATGCTAATGGGTACTTTCATACTTTGTATAGCCTCTATTTTGATAGTGGCTGGAATATTCGATCTTCTTTGTTCTAAAGAAGAAATGCGTAAAAAAGAAATTGGGACACAGTTAACATGGAGTATTGTCGCATTTATTGCAACATTATTTTTTATCTACATATTATTCGATACACAAAATTTAATCGAAATTAATATGGTGCCTCAACCTCCATATGGATCGTATCGGTAAAACTATCGATTGTATTTTTGAATTAGTGTTTTTTAGCCCTGGAGATGGTTGAAATCGCTGATTTTCAAGTCGCCCTACGATTTACTATTAATTTTAATAGTAATAGGAAGACGAGTAGAAAGTTAGGAGATCAAACCTATGAAAATTTTAAAAACTGTATTTTTTGCTTTTACGTTAATGCTAGGTATGCTTTACATGCCTAACGCTAACGCTACTGAATTAACTGCGTATACGCATACAGGTAGTGTAATGGCTAACGGTGAATGGCCATACGAGGGTGCAGTTGCTAGTAATGACTATGCCCTCGGTACAATTTTAAATATTAACGGCTACAACTATGTAGTTGCAGACCGAATGGCACCTGGTATTCATGGAGTTATTGATATCTTCATGAATGACTATGATAGAGCTATTCAATTCGGTCGGCAATACGGCGAAGTCTACGTCGTAGCGTAATCATAATCGATCCATTTTACGTATTACTCTCCCGTTAAAGTACTGGATACTATTCCAGCACATGTATATTTTAATATTTTTAAATATAACGTTACTATTCTCTCGTCATAGTAACTATTAATAAATAAGGATAGGCGTCTTATTATGAATAATTTATTAAAAGATTTGTCGGCATTTGGATATGCCAGAGCTCTCGGACTTCGGACGAGATTTTTAAGTCGTGAATTTTGGACATCTTTTGTATTTACTATTATATTTTTAGCTAATATGCTATTGTTCGATCATTGTAATAATATGACAATGTTTCATTTAATAGTATTATCTTTACCATATTTAATCGTATTGTTTGTGTTAAATGCAATTTACCATAATACAATTATGTATTTACTAGGTAAAGTAAAACGTGTCGACGAAGAAAATGAATTGTATTTAGCTAGTATTGCTGGTTATGCAATTTTTAATAATATTATGAATGCCATTGGCATTATTTTTAGTATGACCGGATTATTTTATTATTCCGGCTTTGACCAAGGGATTTTGATGAATCCTATTCTGTTTGTGTTCATTGTATTCCTTGTGATTTTTAATACTTATATTTGCTTAGCAAATATGGTAAATGGATTTAAAATATATTTAATTACACGCAATCAAGAGGAATAAATATGGCTATTCTATGGAAAACTACGAGATCTAATAAGACAAGTACATATAAAGGATATGTACCGATACCTTCGACAATTGACGAACCATCATTTGCTGAAAAATGGAAACGATGGCGTACTGGAGATCCTGCTAAATTTTTAACATATAAAGATTTACAGGAATTAGTCTTATACTGTTACAATAAAAATCTTAGTGTAACGACGACAGAATTAGAATTAGTTTTCCATGATAAGCATATTTACGACAAAGAAACGGCTATTAAATATATCAATGAACATTTGAACGAGTTTAGCTATATCGATGAATATAGTGGACGAGTTATTAATCCTAGTCAAGGAGGTAATACAGGAACTAATAACAGCAACGGTAATTGCTGTTGTTGCTGTAAAAAACCATAATGGATATACATAAAATATATACGGATATTTTAACAAGTTATAATATTTTGACTGTATTTAAAGGCGATGTTAATAAAGAAGACTTAAAGATTATTATTAGTTTATTTTTATTAAGCTATACAAATTTAAGTATTATTAATCGAGATCGTAGTCTTAAAAAAGACGAAAAAATCGAGAATTTCTTTAACGCTATTGATAAGATTATCGATAAGAGATTTGTTAAAGATATCCTTGATCAAGAAACATTAGAATCTATTGTATTAGATTTTAATAAACGTATTAAATATATGAAAGAACATGGACTCGATATCGAAGTCTATGATGAAATGAAGACGCCTGGCGTCGATTCGATTAAATATATTATCGAATAATAACATTAGCTCCCATTAAGGGAGCTTTTTTAATTGGAGGTATAATGCGAAATATAGATTTAATTCGTAACTATAATAAGATCCAAGATATCGTTGCTATTTTTAATAGCATTAAAGTAAGTCGTCGAGCCGTATTTGGCGAAGAAATTATGAAAAAACAAACTATTAATGTAGAATTAAGCAAATTGTTTGTTAAACATAAAGTACTTGACGACTATCCTGTTTTTAAAATTCTTGTAAAATTACTTGTCGCATGTTATAATAACCCAGAAGAAACAAACATCTCTGAGCTTAAGATTACGAACGATCTTACGGACGATGAAATTAAAGAAATTTACGATAGTTTAGAAGAACAAATCAAAGAAAATCCAGGTATTTTCGCATGAATTTAACTGTAAATCAGATCATGAGTTTAGACGATCCTGAAGAATATATTCGTGGTCTATTTGTTCGACTATGTATTATTAACTACCGTATAAAACAAAAAGGGTTGACTAAAGAAGATCAATACGAAGTCATGCAATTGATCGAAAGTATCGCTAATACAATCGGTTATAAAAAAGAAATTCTTAATAAATGTATCGATATATTTAGCGTTACGATGAATATGCATCATGACTTTTATTTATCTTGGGATTTAGTCGACGAATATTTGAAGGACAAAATAAAGTTATCATGATTTTTATAAAAGAAAATGTTCTGAAACATGTCGACAAAATGGTCGAAGATTTAAAATTTCCAGAACAGATCGGAAGTTTGCAAGAATTAAAAGAAATTATTACACAAGCTATTAATTATAGCACAAGTAATGATAGACAAGAACAATTATATTTTAGCCTAAATGAAAAGCGATTGATATTGTCGATCGATGAGCAGAATTTAGGTACATTTTATTCTGAGGAATCAGATATGCCAATTATATGGTCAGAAATCGAAGATTTTACACCGTCGCCGCATGAAGATGATCAGTTTACTTATGTAAGTACAATATATGAGACAATTATTATTAGTGACAAATTAAAGCCGTTATTAGTCGGTTTATTTTTAGATATTAGTTCAGTGTTACCAGTTAATTATATTAGGAGTTTTAAACATGAATGTAAATAAAGCTATTAAAGAAATTAATGAAGCACTGACTAATACTGTTGTCGAAATTTATGGAGACAGCGGATCTGGTAAAAGTTATATCGCCGATAAAGTTGCCGAAACAAAAGATTTTGCTTTGCTAATTGATAGTCTTATGCAACGTACAGAAGGTCAGTATTATATTATTCAATCTAATAAATTGGAAGATGCTGAAGAATTAATTAAAGATTTTGACTTAATCGTAATCGATGACTTCTTCCAATTAGCTGGTGATCCTCGGGACAATATTTACAAATTACAAGAATGGGTGTATAATAATAGAAAATTATCTATTATTTTAATTAATCAGATTCGTGCGAATTTTAATGAACGACGTCCAGAAAAATTTGTTCCGTATGCTGATTATTTACTACAACGTTACGCCGATCGACGATTCTTTACAGAATTTAAAGATGGCGAATACGTAATTACTCAAGTTAAATGAGGTGCTCCTATGATTATTGTTATTTCTGGCCCGAGTGGCAGTGGCAAAAGTACGCTAGCTGGTTTATTCGAAGTTAAAGGTTTTAAACGTATCGTAACTTCGACTAATCGTGATCGTCGATTAAACGATCCAGAAGGTCAATATTATTTCGTTCCGAAAGAAGAATGGAACGACGACGACTATATTTGTGTTACTAATTATGGTGGTAACAAATATGGTATCGATAAAAGTTATTTCGACGAGATTAATAAAGACTTAAATTATATTGTCGTATTAGATGAAACTGGTTTAAAAGAACTTAAAGAATACTACGACAATGTATATGGTTTCTATTTAAACGTAGTCGAAAAAACATGTCGTGAACGCATGGCTCAACGTGGAGATGCTGCCGATAATATTGAAAAAAGAATTGCTTACGATAAAGAACATCATCGTTTCAATTATTTAATTGATGACGATGATTTATACGATCAAGCATTTTTTGGCGAAGATCACCCGTCTATGATTATGAGACAAATTATGGATTATTTTAATAATAATCCAGATAGCGAAGAAACTATCGACGAAGGTGAAGAAATTCTCGCTATGCTACATAAACAAAAATAAATAATATATAAAGCCCCTTTTATAGGGGCTATTTTTAATGGAGGAAGTAATGGCATATTCTGATAAAATCGAACAGGCCGCTGTAATTCTATTCGATAAGCGTGATGATCGCAATAAATTAAGCTTGCGTATTCGTGACCTATGTAATATGGATTGGTCTACCGAAACATTTACGTCATTCTCAGCTATGTGTGCTATCGAAATGTCTAAGAAGCATTATTGGGCTAAAGATTGGTCTAATATGAATTCATTGCATATGGCACGTATTTGGTGTATTCTAAATGCCGACGGTACTACGCTAAGAGAACGTATCGATAATGCTGGCTTTACAGGCCAAAAAATTAACGAGATGATTATCGAAGGTGGCGGGACATTACGAAAACAAAAATTTGATATAGCTATTCGTAACAGTGAATGCTTTAATAGTACTGAAATTAAATTATTAGAAGCTATTAATAGTAGAACTAAAAATAAACGTTTAGCGTCGATGCGTGAAAAGATCACGCCAGAACATCGTGAATTGGCTACGAAGCATCGTTTAGAAACTCATCAGTATGCTAAACATAAAGAAATTGCAAACAAAACTTTAAAAGAAGCAGTTAAAACTGTTAAAGAAATTAAGAAGCCAGCTCCACGATATGTTACGTATAAATGTATCATTATCGATAGCAAGAAAAGTAAATTTGACAATATTGTCAATGCAATCAAATTAATTTTGAGTGGTAATTTTAAGGAAGTAAAGGAAGAAGTCCGTGAGTGTAATTAAAGATAATGATGGTGTTCGCATCGGTATTTTCGATAAAATGCTCGAAGAGCGAGTATTATTTATCGTCGGAGAAATTAACGACGAATTGGCAAATTCTATCGTTGCCCATCTATTATATCTTAATAGTAAAGATAGCCGTAAACCAATTACATTGTATATTAATAGTCCTGGCGGTGTTATTACTTCCGGATTCGCTATTTATGACACGATGAAATTAGTTAAAGCACCAGTTCATACGATCGGCTATGGCATGTGCGCTAGTATGGCTAGTTTTCTATTAAGTATGGGCGATAAACGTAGTGTATTGCCTAATACATGTGTAATGATTCATCAGCCATTAGGTGGTGCACAAGGTCAACAAACTGAAATTGAAATCACATATAAACGTATTACGTCTCTTCGTGAAAAATTAGAAAAGATGTATGCCGAAAAATCTAACGGCAAATCTTCTTATGAACAAATTCATGAAGCTTGTGAGCGCGATAATTATCTCGATGCTAAAGAAGCATTAGATATGGGTTTAGTCGATGAAATTATCGGAGGTGATGACGAATAATGAAATGTTCATTCTGTGGCAAAGACATCAACGATAATGAAAATAATCGAGTGACCTTTAGTTCTTCCGTAGACGAAAATATTTTCATCTGCCAAGATTGCGTTGAAAATATGAGTATTCAGTTAGTCGAAGATAATCCAGATTTAAATTTTGGTGTTAACTTGGAAGAAGATTTTGGTCTCGAAGATACACCAAAACCAAAGGTTAAAAAATCTAAATTATTACCTTCACAAATTAAAGAATATTTAGACGAAAGTGTAATTAATCAAGATTATGCTAAAAAGATTTTAAGTGTAGCTGTAGCTAATCATACTAAGCTATTAGAATATAATGCACTTAAAAAAGATAAAACTGGTATCGATGTAGAGAAATCGAACCTTTTACTTTTGGGAAAAACGGGATCGGGTAAGACATGGATAATTAAACAAATTTCTAAATATTTAAAACGTCCTTGTGTTATTGCCGACGCGAGTAGCCTTACAAAAAGCGGATTCGTGGGGGAAGATGTAAATAGCATAATTGCAAAATTATACAGAGAAGCTGGCGAAGACGTTTCGAAGACTGAACAAGGGATTGTATATATCGACGAAATCGATAAGATTGCTGCTCGAGACCCTGAAAATGCAGGCGCTCAAGGTAGTGATATCGGTGGTCGTGATGTGCAGTATGAATTATTAAAACTTGTCGAAGGTGGCAAAGTAGCTATTAAGACAGGCGGTATGTTAGGTCAAGGTTCAACAGTCGAAATTGATACGACAAATATATTGTTTATTTGTGGCGGTGCCTTTACCGGTATCGAGAAGAAGATTGCTGAACGTTTGAACAAATCTGTCGATAATGGTTTCGGCTTTACAAATGTAAAGTCCGAAAACGAAATTCAGGATGAAATTACATATAATGGTTTAATCGATAATATCTTACCAGAAGATTTAAGTAACTTCGGTATTATTCCAGAATTATTAGGTCGATTACCAGTAATTTGTCCGTTAAAAGAATTAAGTATCGAAGATTTAGAAAACATTTTAACACAACCTAAGCATGCTATCTTTAAACAATTAAAAGAATTAGTAAGTATGTATGGTGTCGAATTAGAATTTGATGACGATACGATTCATACGATTGCTAAATTAGCTTATGAGCGTCAAACTGGTGCCCGTGCACTACGTAGTGTATGTGAAGCATTAGTCGACGATAAGATTTTCGACATTACTCCTAAGACTAAGAAAATTAAAATTACTAAGGAAGATGTCGAAAAGAAATTTGAATACTATTTAAAGAAGGAGGAAAATGATTAATGTACGATTTAGTATCTATCATCGAAGCAGCATTAATTACAGCAGCTGATAAGATGGCTAATAATATCGATAAATTAAATGTCGATGAGATTAGACTGCTTCATGAAATGTATATTGCCGGTACTATCGAAAAACTTCAACAAAAGCTTGTTGCCGAAAATAATCAGGAACCAGCAGTTGAAAAAGAAACTAAAGAAATTGTATCGGAAATCATAACGGCTAAGGAAGAAGTTAAAGAAGAAAAACCTAAAGCTAAACGTGGTCGTCCTAAAGCTAAAGCTAAAGAAGAAGATGTACCAGTAACAGATTTTGAAGGCAACGTATTGCCTCCAGAAAAATTAGCTAAAGGTAGCGAAGATAAAGTTCACGATGAAGAACCAGCTTTCGTACCCAGTAAAGCAGAAGTTAAACCTGAAGTCGTTGTCGAAGAAGCTTCTGCAACTGAAGAAGCAACAAAACCTTTAGAGTTTAACGAAGCTCAATTAGATTGTTATGTATCTGAGTTTAAACGTGAAGAAACATTTGAATCTAATCCTGAAGCTAAAGCTAAACTTACACCTCAACGTAAGAAAATTAATGCTTTCGTAAAAGAAGCCGAAGGTAATAAGGCAGTATTACGTAAGTATTTTGACGAGATCTTGGACGATGCCGATAAAGGCATGTCGTTTAAAGAAATCACGCCTTTCTATGTCGATAATTTAGCTCATTACTTAACGTTGCGTGAAGAATTAGCACGTTATAACGAAGATCAAATTGTCGAAAAGATGAAAGAAATTTCCGGCGGAGTATTACACGATATTTCTCAATTGAATCGGTACAATATCGAAGCCATTTTAACAGTTCTTAAAGCATAATATATGCTTAAGATATATATTTAAATAATTTTATTTAAGAAAAGGAGACTATTTATTAT